AGTTTAGCATTCACCTTACTATCATGCAGCCTCAATCCTCTACCTATTGATTGTAGATTTCGGATGCGAGATTTATAAGGACTAGCGAAGATGATGTTATGAAGATTCCTAATATTGATGCCAGTACTAAATACACCAAAACTGGCGACAATAATTCTTCCATTTGTCTGTTCTGTAATTCTTCTGATACCTTCTCTTGTTTCGGTATCTGTAGCTCCATAAACCAAGTGAACTTCATTGGTCTTCTCCTTAATTAATTTGTATAATAACTCTCCATGTTTTATTAACGAAAAAAGGACGAGCGTGTTTCCGCTCTGATCTACACTTAAATTTCTAATCAAATTGTTTCTCTTTGAATGTGCGGTAATATACTTAATTTCATCTTGATATTTCCTTATTATACACTCTTCTTTTGGATAAGTCAAGACAATTCCTGTCACTTTAATGTCCGAAAGTTGTTTCTTATCAATAAGTTGTCTAGTTGTAGTAACCTGTTTTACTGGCCCAAACAACCCCTCAAGAATCAATCTATGGCACTGTGTTCCATCCAAAGTACCTGTCAATCCATATTTGTATCTACATGATACTGTTTTATTCATAATTTTCTTGAGAGAGTCAGCCTTGAATGTATGAGCTTCATCCCCAAAGATTACCTTAAACCTTTGAAAATATGATTTAGATTGTTGGTATAGGGATTGCCAAGTTGAAATATAACAAAACTTTTCTGATTCTTTTTCCTTTCCAGCGTAGATACGATGACAATAATAATCAGAGTTCCACCCATACTCTTTGAAATCTGAGAACATCTGTTCAACCAGAGAAGTAGTAGGAACTAATAATAATATACAATTTCCATCTCCATGCATCAATTTCTGATAGTATCGTATCAGAATATAAATTATAAGAGATTTTCCCGATGCAGTAGGACTAACAAGGAGGCTACGCCCAGTTCTGATGCAATGATGAACGGCATCCACTTGATAATCTCTAGGTTCATGTGGTATACCCAAAGTTGAAATAAAACCCTTGACATTTTCTCTATATGTTGATAGTGATGACCAGTTCCCACCTTCTACAGAATAACTACGCTTATTAGCAAATTCTCTAATATACGATGATAATCCCAGATAGATCTGGTTGGTTCGTAAATCAAAAAGACGGATTTTTCCATCCCATACTCTATTTTTGTATGAGGGCATGAATTTGGCTTCAGGGACATCAAAACTAAAAAACTCATTCAATTCCCTTGCAATACTCCTCTCACATTCCACTTGAAGAAATACCTCATTCTTCTTGTGAATAGTTATATCACACTCCGGCTTCAAACTTTCTCCACTCTATTGCATTTTTGATCTGAAAGGATCGGTTTGAAATAGACTTGACAACTTCTTGAAGATACTCCACTACAGTCTCATAGTATTCAAGTTTACCTTTGAGTTCTCTGACTTCTTCATCCGCCTCTATAAAGGTTCGTTCTTCGTCTTTGGTTTTTAGTTTTAATGGGAAATCTCCTTTCTCCTTATATACCTCTTCTGGTGCTTTTCCTGTATAGTAAATCCACTTGTTCCTTTTGAGAACAGCATAATCACCCTGAGTTTTCTTGAGAAGTAAAGAATGCTCTGTTAAGAGCTGTAGGTACTTGGAATGTAATGAAGGGATTCGTAAGGACTCAATATCTAATTCCAAGTCGTTGATCTTGAGATCTTTCCTTACCTTTTCTTGTATTTCAGATAGTGTCATAATAAAAATTCAAGTTGAGTCGCCCAAGGCACCCAAGTATGTTGTCGCACATGAATCGAGTGGACTATTTATTTAAAAATATGTCTGGGCGACTCATTACTATTTATGTTAAGCAGAAACTTTGAAATCGTAATAGAGGAATCTAAATGAGGCATCTGCTCTCAAGTACTCAACATCAGCTTCTTGTTGAGAAAAACTAAGACCAGAAAGACTAGTAGGAAACATAGAATAGAATGCCAATTCTATTTTTGGATTATTCTTGGAATTGTAGATCATTAACGATCCATCTGAATATAAATTATCTTCAGAAAAAGTAGGATTATCTCTATTACCTTGATCTGGGGAAGCTGATCTATTAACTAGTTCAGAAGTCCCTGCACTAAGAGCAGTTTCCCATTGTTTATGTTGTTTAGGAAAACCAATCCCTACCATCCAATCCCAGATCTCTCTGTAATTTTTTAACTCCTCATCCACTAAAAAAGTGATATTTAAAGTCTCATAGGTTAGTTTATCACCTGTGATCCCTATGTCTGCCATAGGAGTTGGATATTGTGCTTCACCTAAATTAATGCCAGGGATGTTACCATTAACACAAAACCATGTGACTAGGGGCAATCTTGAAAGGTTGAATCTCCAAGTATTTGGAGAAGCATAATCGTAAACTGTTGGTTGACTTGTATCGGCCATATATTTCCTCTACAAGTATTTAGGAAGGAAAAGGGGGGCCTCTTTTACCCCCCTTTAATAACTCATGGATTACATGAGGTTACTTACACGAACTCTGCGATAGTATTCGTTTTTACTATCTTGAAATGAATCAGAATCGTTAGTGGCCTGATCTGGTACAGCACCAGAATAAGTAGCACCAGAGAATGGATTCTCAACCATACCATAACGTGTCTTAAACGCAATTCGTGGTTGGAATGTGCTCTCGGAGACCGCACGAACCATTTGCAATGGAACGTATGGGCAATAGAACAGACCTGCGTCATAAGCAGATGATCCGCGATAACCAGCGACATACCACTCATTTTGACCTGTACCAACAACAGTGTTATAAGGATCAACATAGACCTTAATTCGACCATTGATTGTTCCAGCGAATGTGCTTCCACTTGGGGAAGGATCAACATTCATGTTACCAGCACCTAAAGCACCACCAACATCAAGAACACCTGCCATTGACATTGCAGATGCAACATCAGCGGAACACATAAGGATATTACCCTTACCGCGACGTGTTTTGATACCGATAGCATTACAATCACGCTCGATTGCAAACAAAAGTCCTTTGAACTTCTCAACTGACCAACGACCATTGGAATCTGTGTCCATGTCGAAAATACCAGCATTTGTTGTGTTCTGAGCACCAGCAACTGCAACAGCATAAATTGAACGAATAACTTCACGATTGATCTCAGCTAAGATCTCTGTGGAAAGCATATTCGACAATTCGGACTCAGCATCCAGACCATGAATTGCTTTCAGATCTTGTGCCAATTCCATTGTGTATGCAGCACGCAAAGCACGTGTCCTTGCTGTAACTGATGTTTTTTCAATGGTGAAACCCATGTCAGTAAATTCTTTACCACTTGACCCTGTTTCTTCACCTTGAGAAGTTGTCATACCACCACCAGTAGCATAACTAGCATTGGCAGTATTAGCACCCCAAATATCTGGAACACCACCAGTTGTTGAATTAGGAACAGTAGCACCTGAGTCATTCAACACGCCTGGGTTTGTACCTTTTTGTCTACCATTAGCATTATTCAAACCAGCGGATACTGAATTTTCAGTATCTGCTTCGTCAAACAATGCTTCGTCACTATTAACAGCAACACCACCAATCCTTGCTTTCATAGCGAAAACAAGACCAGTTGGGCCTGTCATTGGTTGAACACCGCAGACATCGTATGCCATCAAATTAGGCATAGACCTACGAACTAAAGAAATCAGAACTGGATCCCAATTTGCAATGCCAGCACCAGTTGACATTTCGGCTTCAGCCAACATTTGTCGTTGTTCTTTGAGCTCTCGCTCTTGGTTCTCCAAGATTACAGCAGTAACCGCACGCTTATAGGAATCACCAATCTCAGGAAGATCGGGATGATTCAGTACTGGTTGCCACTTCTCTTGAAGATTTTCTGAATTATACATAAATTCTCCTTAAAAAGTATTCAGATTATTTTTTCGCTCGAGAATTATCCTTTGAGATAGCAGTCAAATATCGTGCCATCGAATTAGATACTTCTTCATGCGATTCGGTTTCAGTTCCTTCTTCAGTCAAAACCTGTTGGTTTTCAACTTCCCCAGAACCAAAATAGCTTTCTCTGATTGTCTGAAGCTTGCCCCTATAGGACTCTTCATCAGAAAATTCTACATCCTCAACCAGACTTTGGAACTTCTCAGTTTCAGTATCAGTCATCCCATCAGCAATATCAGCAACCAAGGACTCTTTTACAAGCTCCCCTTTTT